GGGCGAACGTAGTGAGAAAACAATTTTTTTAATTATTTGAAGCGAAGTGAAAAATAATTAAAAAATTGGGGCGAGCCAGAGGCGAGAAAACAATTTTTATTGGGGCGAACGTAGTGAGAAAACAATTTTTTAATTATTTGAAGCGTAGTGAGAAAACAATTTTTATTTAAACTATTATGTAGTTTAAATAAAAATTAGGGCGAGCCAGAGGCGAGAAAACAATTTTTTGATTAAGAATATTTAAACTATAATAAATAAAAATTAACCCTTTATAGATATCTCAATATTGTGAAACCAACAATAATGTAAATTATCTATAACATAAGATGGTTTTTTACAACAATTCTTAAAATAACATTTATTTATTATTTTTTCGATTTTTTGAAGATGTTTGTTGACTATTATCTCCATCGCTTTCTGTTTCTCCATCAGAACCTTCATAGATATATTTATCTCCAAGTAATCCATGATATTTATTTGTTATAATCTTATTAACATATTGCGAATAATTATAATTTTCATTTTTTTTTTCATTACATTTTATCTTATGATGATTTTTAATATTAATAGTACTATTAGATATTAGAACCATATATATTTATTATAAGATTTTATTTTATAATAAATATAAATCAATTTTTACTCAAAAATACTCAATCTCTCTACACTTCACTCCCACTTTTTCCACCGCGACCTCTTCCACGACCGCGTCCACGACCACGTCCGCGTGAAACGGGTGCCTTTGTTTCTTTTTTCTTGGTATCTTTGGCTTCATCGTCTGATAAATTTTTAATTATTTCAATACTATTATCCGAATCAGACATAGATGATAATGAATCATCGTCTGATTCAGTTTTTTTAGCTAGTGTAACTGTACCAACTGTATTTTTTGATGCTACATTAACTACTTCTTTTGGTACTGAATCTTTATTTTGATCTTCAATCAGCTTTTCTAATTCTGTTGCTCTACTTTTTAATTCGTCCATCTTCATCATACAAGTTGTCATTTCATTAACAACCTTTATATACTCCTTTGTAAGTTCGTCTAAATTATTGGATGTCATCGTAATTAACTATTTATATATAACAATTCTTATATTATTTTTTAATAATTTGATTTATCAATTTTTTATTATATAATATATAGAATGGAACTAAATCATATTGTACTTATCTTATTTATCTTATATGTATTTTACTTTATATGGGATTTAAAAGAACATTTCTATGTTAATCCATATTTTTTATGGGCGCCAACAAGATCAACACGATTAATGAGTTATGATATACGCGGCGACCCATATTTATATTATGTTTATCCACCATACTTTTCATATACTAATCCATTCTCATACTATTTATATAATGGAGATAGATATGATATATCTGGGAGATATTTAAGACTTAGACGGAATCGGGATGGTAAAAATGAGAGAAATGTAAAAAATGAGAAAAGGGTAAACAATGTAAAGAATGTTAACCAGAGTAAAAAGTAAAAAGTAAAAAGTAAAAAGTATAAACTTAAGCATACATATTCTTCACATACTCTGGTAATTCTTTTTCTTTCTTATTACCTTTAAATGATTCAAAAGCAGAAGTAATATCATCCATATTAATAAATTTACGTATCTTTGGATCTTTACCAAATACACGTAGTGAATGTTTAATTTTAATATTCAATAATAAGTTCTCAATATCTCCACCAAAATTTTCAAAATATTTCTTATTTTTCTCAATAAAGTTTTCAATTTGTTCTATTTGTAAACTTTCATCCAAATTCCATTTAATTTGTTTTACTTTGTATTGAAAAATTTTTGCTAATTCCTTATTATCATATTTTTCAATTGAATATTTAAATGGAAATCTCCGTTTTAATCCTTCATTTTGAGCAAAAAAACATCGATCAATTTCATTCGCATATCCAGCAATAATACATATAAATTTATCTCCGTTTTCTGATAAATTTTGATTTAATGTATCAATACATTCTTTCGCAAATGAATCAGTCTTTTCACCATTTGATCCCGAACCAAGTGAATATACTTCATCAATAAATAAGACACCTCCTTCTGCTTCATCAATAACTTTTTGAGTTTTAATAGCAGTCGATCCAACATACTGACCGATTAAGTCACTCCTTTTAACAACCTTAAATTTAAATTCTTCTTCAGATTTTTTTTTAGAATTAAATTTACTAGTAGCTAGAGGACTCATTGATGGATTTAATACAGCCATCAAATGATTTGTAATATCATTTAATTCATCTTCGTTTTTCTCTGGTTTCTTAAGAAAATTTAATTTATAATATATTTTCGCAATTATTTTACCAAGAAGAGTTTTACCAACACCAGGTGGACCTTCAATAACTGTATGCATCATATTTACATCATTTAAATCTTGTAAGATATACACTAATTGTTCATATATATTTTTTTTAACACTACCCATTCCAATTACATCCCTTAATTCCTTCAATGATCCAACTATATTTTTTAATTTTGACATATCAATAGGATATCTACGTTTATCTTCAATACTATATTTATCACCTAATTCAATTAAATCATCTAAATTATTAATATTATTTAATTCTACTAATTCTTCATTCATATTTAATTTTAAATCTGGCATATCAGTTTCCTGTTTTTCTTGCTTATCAATTGGATTTTTAAATAGTGATTTAAAAATATTTGGATTCATTACAAATGGATCATTTAATGATTGAGTAAATGGAATAATTCGAATATTTGATGGATTTTCGGTTGATCTAATAATTAAATGAGATTTAGGTTGTGGGTTTACAATTGGGTTAACGTTTGAGTTAACGTTTGGGTTAACATTAGAAGTTACATTAGAAGTTACATTAGGTATTTTTCTACCACGGTTATTATTACGGGGTCTATTATTCTTACGATTTCTATTATCATTTTTATTATAGTGATAATGATTAATTACTGATGGTTTATTATTGTTCATTTTAATCTTATTGTTATTGTTATTATTATTCATTTATATAATATAGAAGATTATTTATATTACAAAATATGTATTATATCCTTGAAATTAACGGTGTATTGTTTAATATTTACAATAATTCCAATAGTGCTCTTGTACATTTATTTAAATTATCTCAACATGTCAATAAATGCTGTGTTAAGGAATTTAATGATGGATCAATAAATGGTGTTTATAAAGTAAAAAACAAAAAAATAGTATATACGACACAAATAAATGAAAAAATAGTTGTGAATGAAATAAATAATTTACCATTAGAATTAGTATGTAATTTTTCTGATACAAATGAAGTAGAACCAAGTAATATAAATCATAAAACTTGCCCAAATCAAGCTGTAGGTGTAATGTCATCGGATATTAATGTAAATTTACCAATTAACTCTGAAATTAAGATTTCAGAAGAATCTGAAGAGGTAGATATGGATGAATTAAAAAGAAAAATAGATGAATTAAATCAGTTAAAAGAAGCTGAATTAAATAATTTAGAAAATTTAAATCAGAATTTACATGAATATGAAAATGAAGTTATAAAAGAGAAATTTAGTGTGGATAATGAAAAAAATAAATTAAAAGCAGATAAGGGAAAATGGGAAGAATTTAAAAATATTTTTAATGTTGATAAAAAAATTTATAGAATAATGAAAGAACAACTTGAAAAAAATGAGATTGATTATATTCCTGAATTATTTGAAAAAAAATACCCAATTTTTAGTGTATTAGATGATAATAATTTATTAGATATTCCAAATGATATTTATGAATATATTAAATTATTACCACAAGATGATACTATATATATTCCTAAAAACATAGCACTAAAAGGTTTGTTTAATAATGATATATCTAGTATATCATTGACCGAATTAAAAGATTCCACTAAGAATTATGAAACGACTATTGAAACAGATGAAGATTAAAGTTAAAGATTGTAAAATTTAAAGATTGTTAACAAAGTTTAAAGATTGTTAACAAAGTTAAAATATAACTTAAAATAGAAACTTTAAATAGATTGTTAACAAACTTAAATAGATTGTTAACAAACTTAAATAGATTGTTAACAAACTTTAACTTTAACTTTAACTTTAACTTTTTAAATTAATTATTTTCGTCTAAATTTATTATCACCAAATGTACTAGTTCTTTTATCACCTCCAAAATTACCAGGTCGTCGATCACCTCCAACTCTATCATTAAAATTACCCGCTCTCCGATCATTCCCCGATCTATTATCACCAGATCTTCGCTCATTTAAATAAGACACTTGTGAATCCAATGATTGAAAACGTGCGGCAACTTTAGGTACTTCACTTGAATTATTATTCATATGGAAATCATTTGTATTTTTAGTTTTACTATAAAATAATTTATTTTTTAGTTCATTGTACATATGATTAATAACATACATTAAAGTATTAATACACTTCATCATTTCATTATGATGGTCAACATTATCCAAATTATTATTTACTAAATAACTAATAAGACTATCACAATCAGCACTTACCATATTGTGAACATAATGATCAGAATTACATTTTTTTCCATTTTTATCATAATTATATTCACATCCATCTTTATAATTACAAAATTTATAAGAACATCTATTAATCAAGTAATCTTCTTTGAATCTCTTAGAATGTACAATTTTTGTTAAATTTAATTTAACACTAAAATAATCCGATACATTTAATATCCATTGAAATAAACTTATAAAAAATGCCTTATTGGTTTCATTCAATTTATTCTTCAATAGGAAACGATTAATATATATAATAATTAATGCTTCTTTTTCAAGTAACTCCAAATCATCATGATCTTTATAATTAGTAATAAGAATAATTTCATTCATTCTATTATTAATCGCTTCATTTTCTACACTAAAATTAAATATATCTGATTGCTTACTATCAATATTTGTTTCAACTACTTCATTTAATGATAGTTTAGCATTTATTTTATATTTACTTTCAAGACTAACAATATAATTATTATTTTCGTCAAACGAAGTTACCCAATTAACTGTACTCATATTATTTTTTATTAATTTATTCTTATATATAAAAATATATATTGAAAAAATATAAACCTATATATATGGATACAATTGAAGATGATTTCTTAAAAAAACATGTACAAAAGTATGAAAAAGAATTAAAAGACTTTACTTATATACACCATGATAATTTAGATATTTTAAAAAAAGGCGGAACTATCAAATACATAAATTTAAATGGTGAATTAAAATATGGTGGATTTTTAATAAATACTGTAAATAGTGATCTTTACACCACTTTACAATTCTTATTAAAATGTTCTAATGTATTTTACACTATTTCATATTCTAGTAATTATATTTTTTATTGTGACCCTATTAAAAAACCAAAGAAACCAAAACCAGATGATAAAAAAGTAATATTCAAGGAAATGTTAGTTGTATTAGATAAGATGAAGAAAAGTAGTAATTAATAAGATAAATCCAAATATAAAAAAAAATATATATTATATAGTACATATATAATGAGCTCTAGATTAGGAAATGATAATTATAATAGACCAAAGAAAACATTACAAGAGAAATTAACAAAAGAAGAACAAGAAGAAAAATTAATTGGATATCAACAAATTGATGGTCTTGATGATTTAAAAGAACTTCCTTTAGGTACTGAAATCAGATATTTTATTTATTCAAAAATAGGTTCAAAAGTAATTAAAAAGTTTAGATTAGGTGGTAGATTGCTTAATAAAGATAATGCTGATAAATATATAGTTTTAGCAACTGGTTTACCTCCCACTCAAAAAACATGGTCAGTACAGGTAAATGATGCTGAAATCTATTTTAAACAAAAAGTAGAAGATGTAATTAAAGAACAGAGTGTTAAAAAAGAAGAAGTTGATAAATTAATGAAAGATAATGAAAGATTAATGGAAGAATTGCTTAAATTAAGAGATGATTATAAAAATCTAAAAGAAGAACGAAATAAAGCAATTCTAAATTATAATTTATTAGTTGATAAGTACCAGAAATTGAAGAAGAAATAAATACCAATTAACTTTTTAACTTGTTTACCATCTTAATTTACCAGCTCAAGTAAGTAAACCAGTAAACCAGTTAATAAGTTAAAGTAAGTTAATAATTAAACAACACCACCTCTCTTATACTTGTTTGATTAGTTAAATACATAACTAATCGATCAATTCCTATCCCCAATCCACCAGTCGGTGGTAATCCATACTCTAATGCCTTTA